GAATTATGACAGAGCAAATCAACCAAGAGTCTAACTCAGTTGAAACTCCAAGAGATGCAACGGAAGTTTTCACTGAAATGTTAGAAGCCGAGGAATCAAACGATAAACCAGAGGTAGAAAATGAAGAAGTGGCAACGGAAGCAGTTGAGGAAACTGATGAAGAAGCATTGGAAGACGAAGTAGACGAGGAATCTGAAGAAGATGAACCAGAAGATGCTGAGGAAGAAGATGAAGATTCAGAAGAAGACGAAGTAGAGGTAGAGGAACGCAAGACCTTTAGAGTAAAAGCTAATGGTGAAGAAAAAGATGTCACACTAGACGAATTGGTCAGTGGCTATCAGAAAGGCGAAGACTATACCAAGAAAAGTCAAACTTTAGCAGAGCAACGTAAAGTTGTAGAAGCAGAAGCTAAGGCAATCCAAGAAGCACAAAGCATCAGGGAGCAATACGCTCAAAGGCTAAATCAGGTGCAACAAATTCTCACAGATGGAAAAGAGGATATGGCTGATTTAGAACAATTAAAAGAAAATGACCCAATACAATACGCTATTAAGGTAGCTGAACAAACAGAGCAAAATAAAAAGATACAGTTAGTACAACAAGAACAAGCTAGATTAGCTCAAGAATCAAATCAATACATGGCTAATCAACAAGCACAATTTGTTGCCAACCAATCTAAAATGTTGACTGAAAAAGTAAAGGAATTTTCTGACCCAAAGAAAGCCGAACAAATCAAAAGTGATATTCGTAGCTTTGGTAAAAGTGTAGGATTTTCAGACCAAGAATTAGCACAAGTTTATGACCATCGTCATGTAATTATATTACAGAAGGCTATGGAATACGATAAACTACAAAAAGCCAATCCTAGCGTTACTAAGAAGCTGAAAAATGCTCCTAAAATGGCTAAGAAGGGAAATAAAGTTGCTAAAACTGATGTCTACACTAAGCAGAAAAAACGACTGAAGTCATCTGGTAGTATTGAAGATGCTACTTCGGTATTTACAAACTTTATTTAAAATGAGGAAACAAAATGGCAACATATAAAACATACGATACCATCGGTATTCGTGAAGACTTACAGGATGCGATATATGATATCTCACCTACAACAACTCCATTCATGTCAACAGTTGGTCGTACAAAAGCGAAAAACACATACCACGAATGGCAAACAGACAGCTTGGCTGATGTAGATTTAGACAACGCACAAGTTGAGGGTCAAGATGCTGTATCAGCAACACTGACACCTACAACTCGTATTGGTAACAGAACTCAGATTTCTGAAAAAGTTATCCAAGTGTCAACTACAGATGACGTAGTAGATAAAGCAGGTCGTTCTACAGAAACAGCGTATCAACTAGCTAAAGCTTCTGCTGAAATCAAACGAGACATGGAATCAATCCTACTCTCAAACCAAGAAGCAGATGCAGGTTCAACATCAGCACCTCGTAAACTAGGTGGCTTACAAACATGGCTAGAAACTAACTATGTTGGTGCAGGTACAGCAGGTTCAGAGGGTACAACTGCTCGTACAGATGGTTCAGCTGCAGCATTTACAGAAGATATGGTAAAAGAAGCAGTTAAATCAGCATATGAAAATGGTGGAACTCCAACAATGTTATTAGTGTCACCGACACAAAAACAAGTTGTTTCAACATTTGCTGGTATTGCTGGACAGCGTTATCAAGCTCCTAAATCATCACCAACAACAATCATTGGCTCTGCTGATGTGTACTTGTCAGACTTTGGCACACTACAAGTTGTTCCTGATAGATTTATTCCAGAGCAAGACAATGGTGCTGACACAGCATTTGTACTAGATTCTTCAATGGCTAATGTAGCTTATCTACGTCCATTCAAGAAAACTAAACTAGCAAAAATGGGTGATTCAGATAAACACCTAATGAACGTTGAGTACACACTCGTTGTTAAAAACGAAAAAGCTCACGCAATCATTGCTGACTTAGCTAAGTAATATGGTTACTGCCCTCTTCGGAGGGCATTACCTTTATAGGAGTGATATGAAAAAATTTAAAGACCCAAATAACAACAAAGTAACAAGCGTTGGACTTAACGATAAGGATGAAATAACTATTGAGCAGTCACAAGATGTCTCTGCTTTAATAGAACAAAACAAAAAAGATTACAACAATGCAGATAGCAAATGGTCAGATAAATTGTTTGGCAATAGAGTAGCCAGCATACCATTTACTGCAATAGACAAGTTAAACAAACAGGGAATTATGCAAGGCTTTGAAGTAAGAGACCAAAAGAGATTCTTTGCTTGGTTAAATGACCCTGATAACTTATATTTTAGAACAAAAGCAGGAAAATTATAAATGCCAGCCTTTACATCGTATGACAACTTAAAAACCAACATAGCTGATTATTTAGCCAGAGGTGACCTAAATGATAAGATACCTATGTTTGTAGCGTTAGCAGAGAAAAGACTTAACAGAGATTTAAGACTTAGACAGACATTGCAACAGTCTACTTATACCCTAGACTCTGGTTTTCAAGTACCAACTCCATCAGATTTCTTGGAGATGAAAGATATTCATATAGATGCAAATCCTATTGTTAATTTAAACTTTAAGACTGTATCTCAGTTTTACAGATTAGATAATGTTAGTGGAAGTGGCAATCCTATTAATTACACGTTAGTAAGTAATAACTTTGTATTAGCTCCTAGACCAACAGGAAGCTCTGTTATAAACATGACATACTACAAGATACCAAAGGTATTGTCAGACACTAACGCTTCTAACGAGTATTTAGATGTATGCCCAGACTTGCTATTGTACGCATCATTAGTAGAATCAGCACCATTCTTAATGAATGACGAGAGACTGACTACATGGGAAGCATTATACACAAGAGGATTAACAAGCATAACCAAATCAGACGAGCAATCAGAATTCCCAGCTCAACCACTAGCAGTACAAATCACAACTTAACAGGAACTTATAAAAATGGACTTTTCAAATTATTTAGCTAACGCTTTAATTAACACCACAACAAGGCAGGTAGTATTTACTCCACCTACTAAGGTGTGGGTTTCTTTATACACAACAGACCCAACTAAAGACGATACAGGTAGGGAAGTAGAGGGTGCAACATACACTAGGTTTGAAGTAAATCTATCACAACCTTTTGATGGTGTGTCTACTAACGAAAACCTAATGCAATGGAATACAGCCACAACAGATTGGGGTGTTATTACTCACATGGCTATTCATGATGCAGAGAATGATGGTAATATGCTGTATTACACACCATTAGATGTACCAAAGAACATAGAGATTGGCGACCAATTTCAGATTACAGTTGGTAATTTAAAACTAACCTTATCATAGGACAAAACAATGGCAGTTGCATTTAAAGATAGAGTAAAGACAGGATGTACCAGCTTTGGCAAAACCAACATTGTTTTTGGTGATGTAAGAGCTGGATTTCAGGGTTGGAATGGTGTCCCAAATGGAGATATTGCTTATTATTGTTTAACACAGAGTAATGAATGGGAAGTAGGTTACGGCACTAAATCTAACACAGGACTAACAAGAAACGTATTAGATTCTAGTGATTCTGGAGAAAAGCTTTCGCTATCAGGTGATTCAGATGTATTTCTGACTTACCCTGCTGATACTGCTGTAGCAAAAGATGTCTATGGTAACTTGCTTATAGATGGTTCAATGACAGCTAAAGCCTATTTTGGTGATGCTAGTACATTAGATAACTTACCAACGCTAGAAACATTAGGCTTAAAAAATCACGATAAAATTACTGTAACAAACACAGGAGAGGTACTTGCACCATCGTTTAGTGGTGATGGTAGCCAATTAACAAACGTAAAGATTAACCTAAAAGATAATGGGTTAGAGAATCATGACCAAATTACAGTAGATAACTCTGGTAAGGTATCTGTTAATCACTTACAAGCAAACACCATAGGTCAGGGTAATGAGTGGACAACACAAGGGTTAGATTCAGAGATTGTATTAGCACAGTATGGTGCATCCAAGATGTCTGTAGACAGTAGTGGTCAAGTGAATGCAAGAACTTATGTAGGTGATGGTACACAATTAGATGGTCTAGTAGAAGAAGCACCAGAGGATGGTAAGCAGTACGCAAGGCAAGACAAAGCTTGGGAAGAAGTAGGTAGTTCTTATTTGGTTGCAGATGATTGTATATATCTAAACAAACAAGAAATTATAAATGACTATGTAATGCCTGTAGGTTTTAATGGCATGACAGCAGGACCTATATTACAA